CTTATGTTCCGAAGACGTCAGAAATATCGAGAAGTACCTGTACCGAACCTACTCTGAACATGTATCTTCAGAAAGGAATCGGTTACGTCCTAGAGAAATGGCTTAAGGAGAGATTTAAGATTAGTCTCTCTAGTCAGCCGGCTCTCAATAGACGACTGGCTCAGAAGGGTAGCGTCGATGGTTCTTTTGGAACTATCGATCTATCGTCTGCGTCAGACAGTATATCACTCTTGATGTTGCAGGAGATCCTCCCAGTCGAGCTTTTAGACTGGTTAGACCTTGCAAGATCGCCCACTGTCATCTTCCCAGATGGCGGTGTTTCAGAGTTATATATGGTGAGTTCTATGGGGAATGGTTTTACTTTCCCTCTAGAAACCCTCCTTTTCTCGACCATTGTGCTTGCCTGTTACCGTGTCTTAGGCATTAAACCTAAGTACGACAGTGGCGGACCGGCGAACTGGGCGGTTTATGGTGATGATATCATTGTCCGAAAGGACGCTTATGACTTCGTCACTAGATCGCTTAAGCTCTTCGGTTTCACCCCTAACGACCACAAGTCGTTCAACTCAGGTGAGTTCCGTGAATCCTGCGGCGGAGACTACTTTAGAGGCCATGATATTCGTGGCGTCTATTGTACATCTCTTAAAACAGGTGCTGATGTCTACTCCTTGATAAATCGACTGATTAGGTGGTCCGCGCGTACAGGAATACTTGTAACCCAGACGATGTCGTTATTGAAAAGGCAGGTAGAATTTCTACCTATTCCCTATCAAGACGGCGACGCCGAAGGAATCAAGTGTCCGTACCCGCCGATCGGACTACGTAGGGACCGTAATGGTGCTGTGAAATACAGCGCCCTTACTAAGGTTCCTATGAAAATCCGTATGCCTATATCAGAAGACCAGCAGCTGTTCTTTCGCCAGCGAAATAGTAAGAGAGAAATCTCTTACAACGCTGATGGATTAACGGTTGCATTCGTAGGAGGATTTATCCGGAACGGATCTGTTAGTGTAAAGAATACACATGACAGATTTAAAGTCCGTAGAAGAAAGACTGTCAGTTGGTCAAACTGGCGAGCTGTAAACAATGTGAGAAATTACATTGATCAAGGCTGGCTTCGCGAGACCGAATTGACGCATCGTCTTTCCTCTTCAACGGCAGGTCTCAAGGGAGTTAAATCCCTTTCTGACTTAGAAAGTGACTGGGAAGTCGCTTTCGACCTCTACGCATAATTTTGCGTATTGGTAACCGTCGTCAAGTCAATGCTCCAGTAATGGAACAACTTGGTGACGCCCCGCACGTTCGAC